CTTTTGGGCTAAAAGCTAAACATAATGTTGTAGAGGCACAGTACGCCCCTGCCATTATGGATGGCGGCTATGGCATAGGCCCTTATAGCTATAACACAGGATTTAGCACAGGGTATGGCGCAGGCATTATGGATCGCCTTACGGCGTTGCAAGTTGCCTCAGTATCACGTTGTCGTAATTTAATTTGTGGTGTTATTTCAAGTATTGATTTAGAGCTTTACAATAAAAAATCAGGTGCAGAATTAGAAAGCCCATTGTGGTTAGAGCAACCCGATATTAGACAACCTCGCAGTGTAACAATTAGTTATACCGTAGATGCGCTTTTGTTTTACGGTACAGCTTATTGGCGCGTTACTTCATTGTATGCAGATGATGGCCGCCCTAGCGGCTTTGAGTTTATTCCTAATAACCGTGTTACAGCTACGACTGATAAGTTTGGTATGGAAATTGAGTACTACACAGTTAATGGCGAGCCTGTTCCAATGTCAGGTATTGGATCTCTTGTAACTTTCCAATCTTTGTTACCTGGTGTTTTATCAACTGGTGCGCGTACGATACAAGCTGCACTCGATATACAAAAAGCTGCATGTGTCGCAGCTGCAACACCTATGGCAACAGGATTTATCAAAAATAATGGCGCAGATTTACCTGAGGCCCAGGTTCAAGGTTTGCTTGCAGGATGGAAAGCCGCACGACAAAATCGCAGCACAGCATATTTAACAAGCACACTTTCTTATGAAACTGTTGGCTACTCCCCTAAAGAAATGACATATAACGAAAGTTCACAATATTTAGCCACGGAAATTGCGCGATTGATGAACGTACCTGCTTATTACATTTCTGCAGATATGAATAACAGCATGACGTACCAAAATATTTTAGATGGTCGTAAAGAGTTTGTGGCTTATTCATTGCAGCCTTTTATTAGCGCAATTGAAAATCGTTTGTCTATGGATGACATTACACGCCACGGCAATATTGTGCGTTTTGCTATTGATGAATCCTTTTTGCGCGCAGACACAATGGCGCGACTATTAGCAATTGAAAAAATGATCTCATTAGGACTAATTACAAAAGAGCAAGCCGCTGCAGATGAGCAGATGGCTCCAACTGGGACGGGAGAAAACCTTAATGATATTAACTTTTAGCGGCAACATTGAAGCTGTAGATAGCGGTGAACGCCGTACGATCTCAGGCAAAATTGCACCTTACGGCGAAGTTGGCAATACAAGTGCTGGCAAGGTTGTATTTAGCGAAGGATCAATTAACGCGGCAGATATTAGCCGTGTAAAACTTTTAATGTCCCACGACAATACAAAACCTGTCGGGCGCATGGTGTCAATCCAATCTAGTAAAGATGGTTTGTATGCCAGTTTTAAAGTAAGTGCAAGTACACGAGGCAGTGATGCAATTTTGTTAGCGCAGGAGCAGTTGATGGATGGCCTATCCGTTGGGGTTGAAGTAACAGCTTCAGAGCCAAAAAAAGACTATCTCCTAGTGACGGCAGCTGTATTGCGTGAAGTCTCACTTGTTGAGAGCGCAGCCTTTCCATCAGCTGCCGTCCATAAAATTGCTGCAAGCGAAAGCGAAGCGGTAGAACCAACCCATCCAATCGAAACTGAAAGCGAGGCCGCTGTGACTACAGCCCCCGAAAATCCTATCGAGGAAAAGACTGAGGAAGCGGCTGCACCAACAGTTGAAGCAGCGCGCAAAATCATCCGTCCATCTGTCTTAGATAGCCAAACAGTACGTACACCAATTATCAGTATGCCAACATACACAGAACATAAAATCAAAGCTGCACTTGGCAATGAAGATTCAAAGCTCTATGTAACAGCTGCAGATGACGATTTTTCTACTAACCCAGCTTTTAAGCCAACACAGTACCTAAAAGAGTTTGTAACAAACACACGTTTTGGTACACCTGCAATTGACGCTTGCTCTAGAGGTGTTTTGCCTGCAAGCGGTATGACAATTAACGTACCATCTCTTGTAACTTCAGCGGGTGGCCAATCAGGCGTAGCACCAGCTGTAACGGTTGAAGCTGAAGGCGGCGCTGTTGAAAACACAGGCATGGTTACTGAATACCTATCAGGTACAGTAAACAAGTACTCAGGCATGAACACAATTAGCATTGAATTGCTAGAGCGCTCAGATCCAAACTTCTATGCTGAGCTAACACAGCAATTACAAAATGCTTACTTGACTAGAATTGATACAACAGTGCTAGCAGCACTTATTTCAGCTGGTCAGCAAGGCGCAACACAGGCAGCTTCAAGCGCAGGTGTTATTGGGTTTGCTGCAGATGCAGCGCAAAAGGTTTACCAGGCAACTGGTTATTTTGCTAGCAACTATATTGCTAATCCATCACAGTGGCAGCTACTACTAGGCGCTGTTGATACAACAGGTCGCCCTATTTATTCAGCTTCACAGCCAATGAACGCAGGCGGTCTAACACAGCCAGGATCAATCCGCGGTAACGTACTTGGACTGGATTTATACGTAGATAAGAACTTTGCAGTATCTACAAACATTGACGATTCAGCGGTCATTTTGGCACCTGAGGCTTTCACCGTTTACCAATCACCTCAGGCTTACATGTCTGTAAACGTTGTAAGCAACTTGCAGGTACAAGTAGCTCTATATGGCTACATGGCAACAATTGCGAAAATGCCTAAGGGAATTGTTCGCTTTAACTTAACCTGATAAATACCCACTAATAGTTGGCGGGGTATTAGCCCTATACCCCGCTAACCTAGTTGAAAGGAATACAGCATGGCCGCTACTTATGTAACGCAGGCAGAATTGCGCACCAATTTAGGTATTGGCTCTTTGTATTCTGATTCAACTGTCGAAGAGTGTTGCCAAGCTGCAGAGGATCAAATCAATAGTTTTTTATGGTTTGATTCTGCACCCGTTGTAGGCACCTCTTTAGCAAACAATATTGCTAGCGTAGTTTTAGCCAACCCTGGCATTTTTACCGTGGGCCAATCGGTAACTATTGCTGGGGCTGGCTCAACTTTTAATGGCACCTACACAATTACAGGCACACTGCCCTGGTCCACTGGATCTACTACAAGTTTAAATACAGTTTATTACTATCAAATGATGTATCAGTATCCTAATGGTTTAAGCATTATCCAGTTTGCTAAGACTGCAAGTAACGCAAACTTTACGCGGGTATTGCCATATGGCACAGCGATTGGCACAGATACAAAGACCACTGGTTATGCAAGTACAGCAAGTGTGCGCGAAGCTGCAATGATTTTGGCCGTAGATATATGGCAAGCCCGCCAGGTATCGCAGACAGGCGGGGTTACTTTAGACGGTTTCTCCCCTAGTCCGTACCGTATGGGTAACTCAATGATTGCCAAGATCCGCGGTTTGCTTGCCCCTTACCTAAATCCCAATGCAATGGTCGGCTAATGGCTACAGCTCTTACAACTCTTAGAGCCACAATAGCTACAGCTCTAGCCAATCCAGGTACGTGGCAGGTTTTTTCCTTTCCGCCTGCCACCATCTTGGCTAACAGTGTCATTGTTGCCCCTGCAGATCCCTACGTAACCCCTAGCAATAATTCATATAACACTGTTTCGCCACTGGCCACTTTTAAAATAATTATGACGGTGCCAATGTTTGATAATCAGGGCAACCTAGCAGGTATTGAAGATACGGCTGTAGCTGTATTTAATAAATTGGCTGCATCATCAATTGTTTTTAATATAACGGCATTAAGTACACCTAGCGTATTGAACGCAGCTAGCGGAGATTTACTTACTGCAGATTTTACCCTGTCCGTACTAACGAGTTGGAGCTAATAATGGCATGGAGTGAAGAGGATCTAGCCTTTTTTAAAAGAATTGGGCAAGAGGTACCGAAAGAAAATAAAGACACAGAAACAGTAAAACCTACTAAAGAGAAAGACGAGGAATAGGCCGTGGCCATATTTTTATCCAATGGTGTACAAGTCACGCTTAATAGCGTTGTCCTTACAACCGTTACAACAAGCGCAAGCATTTCGAGAACTTTCGATCAGCTTGAAGTTACAGCTATGGGCGATACAGCTCATAAGTTTGTAAAAGGTCTAGAGGCAAGCACTATTACTCTTGATTTTCTTAATGATGATTCAGCATCGGGCGCTGGTTCTGTTCGCGCAGCATTGCAGTCAGCTTGGGGTACAACAGTGCCACTTACGCTAAAGCAAACAAGCGCAGCTACATCAAGTACAAACCCGCTTTACAGCACAACAGTATTGGTAAATAACACTACCGATATTAACGGCGCTGTCGGTGATGAATCTACTCAGAGCATCACTTTTACATGCAACTCACCAATTGTAATTACTACTTCATAACAAAAAGAAACGGGGCTAACAATGGCAAAACTAAAAATCACTAGGGCTAACGGAGATGTTACTGAGCATCAGATAACACCACGTATTGAGTATGCCTTTGAGTTGTACGCAAAGATGGGGTTTCATAAATGTTTTCGTGATCTAGAACGCCAGCAAGATGTCTACTGGCTTTCTTGGGAGTGCTTACGCGCTAGCGGAGAAGTTGTAGAACCCTTTGGTCCTGCATTTTTAGAAACGTTATCTAAGGTTGAGGTTTTAGATGATGACCCTTTGGGGTAGTGGGGCGGGGTTCTTTTGGTTACCTGGTTGCACAGCTAGCCGTTGAAACAGGAATCCCACCCCAGCACCTTTTGGATCTAGATGAAGTGATGTTTAGAAATATGTTGAAAGTATTACAAGACCGAGCGAAGGAAGTGGAAAATGCCAAGCGTAGAAATAAGAGGTAACACAGACCTACGCAAGGCACTACGCCGTTTTGCACCCGATCTTGAAAAAACTTTAAAAATAGAAATGCGTGAAGGGTTAAAGCCTGTCGTAAAACAAGCCCGCGGATTTGTACCTGGCGTATCGCCGTTAAGCGGCTGGGCAAACAGATCCTTCAATGAGGGCAACTTTCCTACTTATAGCCCTTACTCAATTGTTAAAGGTATTGGCTATAGCACTAACGTTACAAAGCCTAATAAAAATGGCTTTACCTCTATGGCAAGTATTTTCAATAAATCAGCTGTAGGTGCTATTTATGAAACTGCAGGCCGCAAAAACCCTAATGGTCAAAAGTGGGTTGGACCTAAGGCAGGCGGCACAGGTAAAGGCGTAAGCCGCTCATATAACCCTAAAGCGGGTGAGCAATTTATAGATGCCTTGCCACCGTTGGTATCTAGCCTTAAAGGTCGTGGACGTTTGATTTATAGAGCGTGGGCGGCTAACCGTGGCTTGGCTGAAGGCATTGTCAATAAAGCTGTGGACAAAGCCATTACACAATTTTACGCCAGGAATAAAGAAACTAAGTTTAGTAGGGCTGCCTAATGGCCGAAGTAGATATTAGAGTCAATTCTAAAGCTGACCTTAAAGGATTTAAACAGGCCGAAACAGCGGCTATGCGCCTTACTAAATCTGTCAAACAATTAGGTGGCGCTTTTGGTATTGCTTTTGGCGCTAGAGCCATAATCAATTTTGGTAAAGCCTCACTAAAGGCTTTTGCTGCAGATGATAAAGCTGCTAAAACTCTTAGCAAGACCCTAGATAATTTAGGGTTGGCTTTTGCAGATCCAGCGGTTAAAAAGTTTATTGCAGGGTTGGAAGATCAATACCATGTCTTAGATGATAAGCTGCGCCCTGCCTATCAAAAATTAGTCACCACAACTGGAGATTACAA